CTACACGACGCTCTTCCGATCTATTTGCCCGAGCAGGCGATACTGAAAAACAGCACCAGTTTGGGTTTCGGCATCGTATTTCATTCTTGGACGGAATCCAGCGGGGGCTGGACTACTTTTCGAAACAGCTCATGGAGAAATAATTCATGTTGGTCGATGCGTGCATCTTTGATGGCGAATTGGACATGTTGGAATTTCGTCTACGGCTTCTGTACGACGAGGTTGATCGGTTCATCGTGGTAGAGTCCGATCGAAACTTTTCTGGTGAAATACGATCGTTTATCCTGAACGAGGGCGGCGATTGGACAAAACGTTTTGCTTGGGCCCTGGACAAGATTCAGGTCTATCAGGCGCACCTATCCGACGCCACGACGCTAGCGGTCGACGAGAAGTCGGCAACGGCGGATTATCACTACGAGTTTCAGCAGCGCAACGCCATCGTCGATGCCTGTGCGGGCCTGCATGACGACGATCTTATAATCCTCAGCGACGTGGATGAGATACCCAGCCGAGAGGTTATCAGGAACGTAAAGTTAAACCCCACGGGATTGCCAAAGGTTTGTGGGCAGAAGCTTTTTTACTACGGCTTGCGGTTTATGCACCGAATCGAAGGGACGGACGGTATTTGGCGAGGCTCCATTTTTTCTACTGTGGGCACGTTGCGTAAATTGAGCCCACAGGACCTTCGTAATCGGCGCAGCCGCTTGCCGCGGATTCCAGGTGCTGGTTGGCATTTTTCTAACTTCGGGGGAGTTAAGCAAATCCAACACAAGCTGCGATCCTTTGCCCACCATGTCATTTGTAATAAGCCAGAGTTTTTGGATGCAGGTCACATTCGCAAGTGTATCGAGACGGGGGCGGACCCGTGTGACCGCGAAGATGTGGTAACGGAGGTGGGACCGGATTTCTTCCCTGACTACGTGGTTGAGGCGGCACAAAGCTACGGTTGGGTCGATAAGAAGGAGCCGGATAAACCACTTATCAGTATTCTGCACCCCACTGCACGCCCGCTGAAATGGGGTGCATCTTGCCAGTCTTGGTTCACCCGTTGTGATGACCCCAGCCGCGTGGAGTATGTGCTGGTGCCGGAGTGGAATCTGGACCTGAACCAGCACCAGATTTTCTTTCATAATACCATTGTCGAGCAGAACCACGGTCGCCCTTGCTTGGTCGACGGGTATAACCAAGCAGCGAAGATGTCCCATGGAAGCGTTCTGATCTTGGGTGCCGACGATGTGTTCGCCTCACCGCATTGGGACACAGAATTACTGAAGACGCTGGGTGACAAGCTCGACCAGGAGGTTGTGTGGCACGTCGACAACGTCGGTGTTATGACACAGCCGATTCTGACGCGCCCCTACTATGAGCGGTATGGCTACCTGTACTGGCACGAATATTTCGGGTGGTACGCTGACGAGGAGTTTACTGACGTTGCCCGGGCAGATGGTGTGGTAATTGATGACCAGCGTAACCGTAAAATCTTTCATCACGATCACGCTGTACTCGACCCGACAGGTTCAATAGCGTCTCCAGTTGAGCCGGTGTACAAGCGGATTGTCATAGAGGGCAAAAACTCTGGGAGTTTTACCTATAACCAGAGAAAGGCTGCGGGATTCCCCCGGGTGTCGTATCCCGAACCCAAACCCCAGCCGCTGATCTCGATCGTACACACAACCTGTCGGCAGGGTAAGTGGGAGGAAGCCTGCCGGGCTTGGTATGAGAATGCCGATAATCCGGATCAGATCGAGTACGTTTTAGTCCCAGAACCAGGGCGCTTTGAATCACCCCTGAACCTGCAGATTCCGTTTGAACAGCAGGTTATTGCATTTAACAAAGGCAGGGCTTGCCCGGTAGATGGTTGGAATCAGGCAGCCAAACTAGCACATGGGAAGGTTCTGGTTTTGGGTGCGGATGACTTGTTCCCTGCTTTGCATTGGGACACACAACTCCTAGAAACCCTAGGCAGCAAGATTGATGGAGAAGCTGTGGTTTGGGTAGGCACTGCTGATCCGAATGACAGTGCGATGATAACCCATCCGATCATCACGAAGAAATACCATGATCGCTACGGGTTTTTCTGGTGGCCAGAGTATGAGAATTGGTGCGCTGAGGTTGAGCTTACTGAGGTAGCTGTACGCGATGGCGTGGTTCTTGACGCACGCCAGGTTATCCGGTTTGACCATAAAGCGCCCGGATTGGTCGGGAAACCCAAGGATGCGGATAATCAGAAGATAGAGCGCTGGTACCCCCAGGCCCGCAAGCTTCTGGATAGACGCCGGGCAGAGGGGTTTCCTAGATTCAACCCTAACGAGGTGCTCGGTCAGATACGACGGATTGGCGAGACTGGCACAAACGAGCCGAAACTGAGCATTCTGATCTGCTCTATTCCCAGGCGCAGCGAGATGCTAAAGCGGCTGATAGAGTCCTTACGCGGCCAAACCTTGGTGCTGCCCAACCCAGCGGATGTAGAGATTCTGTACTTGGTGGACGACCACCAAATGTCCATTGGGTTGAAGCGCAATAAGCTGATTGAGGCTGCACGTGGAAAGTATACGTGTTTTGTCGATGATGACGATCGAGTATGGGCTGATTACATCGCCCAGATTTTTGACGCGATGGAGGACGATCCGGATTGTATAGGCATGTCGGGTATTTGTACGACAAACGGGCTGTGCCCCAAGGTTTCCTACTTTTCCGACGCGGCTAAGGTTCTTCAGGGGCTGCCCTTGGATCAACTTCGTCATGATCCAGCCGATCCGAACTCTATCCCCATCGCCCATGTCTGCCACCTTAGCCCGGTCAAGCGGAGCCTTACGAGCAAGGTTAAGTTCATGGATGTTTCGTGGGGCGAAGACCGCGACTGGACCATCGAACTGACGCGGCTAATCAAAACCGTTCACCTGCTCGAAAAGCCGGTGTACCACTATGACTTTCGCAATAGCGTAACCGCAGCGCCGAATCCGAACCAGGCCGTGCCGGTGGCCAAGAAGGAATTCCATGTCGTACCCGATAAACTGGTTCAGGATTTATCGGGTCTGCCGGATTGGGCGCTCGTCAATCTAGTCAAGAACGACTCGACACCAATGTCGACGCGCAAAATCTGCCTGCGCTTGCTGGAAGAGGCGAAATCGCCTTTAGCGGCAACCCTAAAGCTGTAAGAGGAGACAATGTCAAATTTTACCGAGGAATCGACGCCAAGATTAAGTATTCTGATTGCCTCTCTGAAACAACGAGCCGAGATGTTCGAACGAGTCCGCGGCTCGATTCAGGCTCAAGTAGATGCTCTTCCCGACCCGGGTGTCGTGGAAATTCTCTTTCTGGTTGATAACCAGGAGCTGTCAATCGGGGCCAAGCGCAACAAACTGATCCAGATGGCCAAAGGCGACTACACCTGTTTTGTAGACGACGATGACCGGGTCTTTGGCGACTATGTGGTGTCGCTGCTGGAGGCGCTGGAAGACAACCCCGATTGCGTTGGCATAACAAGCCTGGTAACTTTTAATAACGTTAAGGGTTACCTATCCTGCTTTTCGTTAGGAAAAAAGCTAGAGCACGGGGTGGCCAATAGTCCGGTTTGCCACCTGTGCCCGATCAAACGAAGCATCACGACCAGCGTGCCCTTTTTGGACGCCTCGTTTGGCGAGGATGCTAACTGGAGTATGCGGGTGATTCCGCTGCTGAAAACCATCAACATCATTCAGCAGCCGATCTACCATTACCGCTGGCATAACGCCGTGTCAGAGACCAGCCGTTCCCGCCGTCTGGCCAGATTTCGGGATGATTGCCTAGTACCGCTCGGTGATTTGCCGGACTGGGCGTTTTTCAATTTGGTAAAGAATGAGGACGGTGTGGAGCGGGCCAAGCGCAAGCGGTACGCTGAACACTTGAGAGATATCGGGTCACCCTATGCCAAGGACCAGGTTGTGTTGGACCTGTTAGCCGGAGACCCACCGGAAGAACCAATTATGCAAGTGGAGGTCCACAATGCCCAGTTTTGCAGAAGAATTTAGCAAGGGATTTCGAGGAACCATGAGTAAGGGTGGGAGCAGAGAATCCGCAGAGGACAAGGCCGCGGATAAGGAACAACTTGCCAAGACAGGTAAGGCTATTAAGACCGGTGTACAGGATGTTGGCGGGGCTCTTGCGAGCGGTGCCCGTAAGGTCGCTGGTATGTTCAAGAAGGGAGGCAAAGTTCCGAAAACCGGAAACTACAAGTTGCACAGGGGCGAGACCGTAGTGCCTGCCGGTATGGCGCGTGGGCTTGAACGGCTTGGTAAGAAGGGCCCCTCGAAGGTGAAGCCCAAGAAAGTTAGTCTTGGGAAAAAGGGCGGCTTTACTATAAAACATCCTGGCGTATTTAAGGCTGCTGCAAAACGCGCGGGCATGAGTACCCGAGCATATGCTCAGAAAAAGAAGTCTGCTCCCGGTGTGCTTGGTAGACGGGCTCGATCAGCACTCGGATTAATGGCCATGGGTCAATAATGCCTCCGACATTTCCAGAACTGATTGAAGAGCACGGGTCGGGCCCTAAGATTCCCGACTTGGCATTGTACGATCTTATCAACGCAAAGGAAACGCGTGCCCAAGTTCTGGCGTGGCATGGGCAAGGGCTTGACTTCCTGAAGGCCAGCCCCCTTGCGCAGGAGGTGCGCCGCCGCTCGAAGCAGGACCTGTACTGGCTCAACGCTTACTTCCTGTGGGAGAGTAATCCCGAGAGCGCGGGCAAGCCGATCTCATTTAATAAGGTTACCGAGGCCACACACCGGCCCATTTGCGATTTGTTCGTTAAGAAGGATGACACCAAGTCGATTGCCGACCAGGACCCGGTGTTCAAACAACGGATGATCCTATACCCCCGCGGCGGGCTCAAAAGCACATGTGATGTGGGGGATGCGGTCCAGTGGATTTTGAATTTTCCGGAAATCCGCATCCTGTTTCTGACCGCGGATGACGACTTGGGTGCTGGGTTTGTGGACCTGGCCAAAAGCCACTTTGTCATTCGGACGTACGCTCCCAGCTTGCTGAATCTGTACTTTCCGGAGTACAGCGTTGATGAAAAGCACCTCGGTCCGGCTTATCAGTTCACCTGCCCGATTTGGGCCGCAAAGCAGATTCGGCGTATTGAGCCGACCATCCAGGCCTCGACAGTCGAATCGACCTTGTCAGGCCCGCACTACGAGGTGATTAAGGCCGATGACACGGTATCGAATCGGAACAGCCAGTCAGACGAGCAGTGCAAGAAGGCCATCAAGAACTACCACGTCAACATCAAGATGTTGATGTCCTACGGCTACTTGGACATTATCGGTACCCGATACGCCGATGAGGACTTGTACGGAGAAGAACTGGACAAGAACGTCGGCACCATGGTGACGCTGAGCGGGATGGGCTTGCCTGATCCTCGTCCTTGGGAATTGACAATTAACGAGAGCACCGGCAAGAAGATTCTGGTAGGAACGGGCTGGCGCTGGACGGATGAAGCCACTCGACTGATTGCGGAAGGCCAACTTTCCGAAACGGCCTTGGAGGAGAAACACTACCACATTTTGTTTCCGGAGTTGCTGCCCTATTCCGTTTTGCGGAAGATGCAACTTGAGGACGAGTTTAGTTTCGAAAGCCAGATCAACCAGAACCCGCGCCCCAAGAGCCACGTTATTTTTGATCGGCCCCTGTTGACGCGCTGTACGGTGCCCTTTTCGGCCATCCCCACGGGGGGGCCAATTTGTGTAGTTTGGGACTTCGCATTCAGCCAACAGAAGGGCCGCGATTACAGTACCGCTGCGGTAGGAATATTCAATGATAAAGGACAGCTCTTCATTATTGACTTGGTGCGCCAACGGTTTTCGCCAACTGGCCTTGCATCTAAGTTTGTGGACTTGGTGCAGCACTGGCATCCTTCAATTGTGGCTGTGGAGAAGGCGTCTGGGTCAGACTTTCTCGAACCCGCCATCATTGCCGAGGCTCTACGACGGAATAAGCAATATGTTCTAGATGCCTGCAAAAGCACTGATTGGTTCAAACCAGACCAGGAGAAGGATGCCAAGAAGAACCGCATCAAGGCCCTGCACCCGCTGATGACCAGCGACTCACTGTTCTTTGTGGCGCACTTGCCGTACTTGGAGGCGCTGTATCAGGAGTTCGAGCGCTGCCTGGTCAGCCGCCGACATCATGATGACATACCGGACGTCATCGCCCAGATGCGCCGGTACATGCCGCGGATGAGCGTTATGATTTCCAAGAGAGAGATTCCCACTTGGAGCCGCGATGACGCCGCCTGGAATCTGATCTTCGAGGAAGACTGCGATGCCTTTGGTCGCCCGGGATTCGGCTTTCGCGCCCCATCCATTTTGCCTGTGCCGGTGGATACAGGAATACCGGCAGATACACCCACACCGGAGCTGCACAGTCTGCTCGGAGCGGGCATCATCGGGTAAGTCAGTTTGAGTTAAGGAAACCACTGTGGCACTTATCGACAATCCAGTTACGGGTACACGCAAGCCGATTGAGGTGAAAGAGGCCAAGCAGGCCATCCGCACAGGCAAATGGCCCGATGAAGCGGCGCTCTCCATCGTATGTCAGGACGCTGAACGAGCCGAGACCTACCAAGCGACCAAAGAATGGATCATGCTTTGGACTACCGCCTCGACGCTTTATCAGTCTCCGTTCATCGTCAAATACTGGGAAGGCACGCAAACCGAACGCGCGAACGTTCCGTTTTTCACCGTGGCAACTGCGGTGAACAGTCTGACTCCCCAAATAATCAAGGGACTGTTCTACGACGACCCCCCGTTCCTTTGCCAGAACAAACCCGGGACCTCAGCACAGGTAGCCCGTGCATCCCAGGCGCTGTTGGCTTACGAACTTGACGATCTTGACTTTCGGGAACAGCTTAGGTTGGGTACAACCAATGCCCTGTTGTACGGTACCGGCATGTGGAAATATAGCTGGGAAATGTTCACTAAGACCCAATCCTCCTATAAGCGCAAAGTTCAACCGATGAAGGTGCGGAGCATCCTTGGCGATGAGGACATCGAAATTGCGGATCAGGAAGAGGAAATTGAGGAAGTTATTGAAGAGGTCGAAGTACATCGGCCAACATTTGAAAGCATCGTAGACCTCAAACAAGTTCTGGTTGATCCCGGCCTTAACCAACCGGATATCCGCAAGGCGAAATATGTCATCCATCGGATGTACGTGACGTGGGAAGACCTGGACAAATTGCGGCAGCGTCCCGGCGTAAACATCCCGATGACCAACGACGAGCTGTTGGGCTTGTTCTTCCCCCCCAAAGAGCAGCCTCCGGTGGCCCAATCCTTGCTGCAGCAGCAGACTCCTTTGTGGGATGCCCGCGCGGAAGCGCCTTGGTTCGCCACGACTGCTGATCCTACAGCCATGCCGTTAGAGTTGCTGGAACGCTGGGACAACAACCGCTACATCCTGGTACTTCAGAAGAAGCTGGTTATCGCAAGCACCGAAAACGATTTCCACCAGATTCCGTTTTTCTCGATCGGCTGGTGGGATGTGCCTGGGGCCTTCTGGTCCATGGGCCTTGCGCGTACCATTGGTTCGGAGCAGAGATTGCAAGCCGGGATAACTAATACGTGGCTTGATGGCATTTCCCTAATCCTCAACGGAGTTTACGTTCGGGTCAAGGGACAAAGCGTGCCGACACAGAATATCCGTGTGGCTCCCGGTCGCGTCATCGAAGTAGACAATAAGGATAGCCTGAAGCCTCTGGAACGCATGGCTCCGGTGCCGGAGGCGATGCAGGCTTTGCAGATGTCCATGACTCGAACGGAAACCACCTCTGGGGCCAACGAGTTTGCTACTCAAGGGTCCGCGGGAGCCAGTGGCCATTCGAACCTAGCACGCACGGCTGCGGGTGCCAACCTGATGGCCGGTGGTACGGGGTCCCGAGTGGAGGACTTCGTCGAGAAGCTTTCATCCCAAGTCTTCGTACCGTTCCTGTGCGCCCTGCATGAACTCAATTGCCAGTTGATGCCGCTCAAGGTCATGCGGTACATTCTGGGTGAGGAGCTCGACCACGAGTTCATGCGGGAACGCCAAGGGGACGTTCTGGAGCTGAAGAACGCCCGCCTGAAGTTTACCATCAGCGCCGCCGCAAAACTGTTGGCGCGCCGCAACATGGCCCAGGCGCTTCCGATCATGATGCAGTTCCTGCAAGCTGGCCCCATTGTGCAGGGTCTGGCTATTGCTGGCAAGAAGATCGACGTACAAGAACTGATTCGCATGATGTACGAAGTCAGCGACTGGAAGAACATCAACGATGTTGTGGTTGACATGACCGATGAGGACAAGCAGCGTTGGATGGCGGCACAGCAGGCTGGCCCAGCGCAGGTCCAGGCCAAGAGCAAGATGGCCATGCAGCAACAGGACTTCATCAACAAATCACAACTGGCCAACGACGAGAACATTGCTCGGGCCAGCCGCGAGGTCTTGCGGCAGGCCCTGGAGCAGTCGGCCACTCCGGAGGCCGTCGAGGGCGAGCCCGGTGGAAAGGGATTTGGTGCTAACGTTTAGGTTGTCAGGAGAGACAACGCATGTATCCAGTCAAGAAACGTTTTGACGTCTTGCGCTTGGAGCAACTTCTTAATCGGGAGCTGAATCCAGAAGAACAAACCGCCGTTGCCCTGTGGGAAAAGGGCCGGGCCCTAGCCCAAGTGGTGCCGACCTACGCTTGGGATGTAATCCTGGAAATGCTCCAATCCTATCCGCTTAAGGCGATGGATGCGCTTATGCGGCTCAGTCCGGGCGAAGAAGTGGAGGTACGAGCGTCACATGCCGTAGCTTACGCCCTAAACCAGTTTTATGAAAAATTTCAGGAGGATGTGGCTAACGCGATCGAAGCATCGCGGCATACTCCCGACGTTGTCAAGGAGCAGCTGCAACGACCAACTACCGCGCCACCGGAACTTTAATGACACCATCCGTTCACTCGGATTAGTGAAGGAGAATGCACATGGCAGAAAAGAAGAAGTTCGACCCGGATTTCGACCCGTGGTTGGATGATAAATTCGCCCAAATCGACTTGCGGAAAGAGCCAGGCGATTTTGCCCACCAGCTAACGGATATCGCAAACAGTGGCGATCCCGACGTGCCTGTACTGGTCGACGAGACGATAGCCCCTCCAGAGCCGGTTGTACAGGAAGATACAATTTCCACAAATGAGCCGGAAACGTACACGTACGAAGACGGCTCCTCGATTGTAATTGAAGAGATTCCCACCGGTCTCAAGGCCACCCTCAGCATTGGTGGCGGCAGCGGCAATGAGGTCTTCTACGGCAAGGATCAGAACGAATTGCTCCGGCAGGTCTTGGCTGCAAAGCTAAATGCCAGTAAGAAGATTCGCCAGCAGAACAAGCAGCTAAAACTGACGGCACCTCCAAAAGTCGAAGGACCGGTCAAGATGGCTGTCGAGCCCGAACCCCACGAACTAAGTGTGGACGAAAAGTTCGAGATCAAGACCAAGCTGGCTGATGATCCCGATTTGGCCATTCAGGAGTGGTTCCAGAAGAAGACCGGCATGTCGGTAGAAGAACTGACTGCCCTGGCCCAGGAGGGGCGCGCGGCATCGGATGCCGTGGTCATGGATACCGAGGCGCGTGCCTTCAAGGAAGAACATCCGACCTACGCGGCCACCGGAGCGAATTATCGGATTTTGATCGGCTATCTGGCAAAAGACAAGCTGAATATCGAGCTGTCGCCAGGCAACGAGGACGAGGTCCTGAACACCCTTGTCCGAAATGATTTCTTTACACGAACCACATTGGCAGAGGCCTTCGATGCATTGACTCAAGACGGATTGCTTGAGTTGCTGCCCGAAGAGCCCGAGCCCGAGGAGGAAGAACCTGCGGCCACCCCTGCGCCAGCTCCTCCCAAACCGGCAAAAACGGCTGCGGCACCTGCGGGGATTCCGAGGCAACCGCGCCCGAAGGCGGCGAAAGTCAGTCTTGGCATCAGTCCTTCTTCAGTTTCTGGTATTCCGCCTGACGCCACCCCTGGCAAAGCGCCTTCAGTCGAAGAGTTGGACAGCCTTGATACCGATGACATCAACAAGCTTATGGCTGGTGTCCGGCAATTAAGAGCCCGAACTCGGCGCTAGTATTTCACACCCATAGAGGTGCTCCTTTGGCTTACACTCCTGCAAGTATTCTCACCTCGGGTGCGTTGCCTAACCTTGTAGCCATTTACTACGAGCGGGCTGCGATACCCAACCTGAAGGCTGAGACCCCCTTTATGTCGATGACGCGCCAAAAGCCGTTGCCGATCCATAGTGGGAACCAGATTCAGTTCTACACCTACGCGCTGTTGGCTGCAAACACGCAGCAAGCAACCGAAGGTAATGTCGGCTCTCCGATTTCCGAATCGTCCACCAAGATCGTGGCGACTATCGGTCAGTACGCTTATGCATATTAAGGTTGGCGTACTTGGCCGGCTCTGAGTTAAACCCATTGGACTTTATTAACTCATCCGACCTGGCGATAAATTAACATCTGTCGCCAATAAATTTGGCGGAATGCTCTAATATCCATGCTATAAGATAGGTGGACAAGGAGCAGGTAACGACACAATGAAGCAAAGACACTATGCATATCTTGCGGGCTTGATCGACGGAGATGGCTGTATTGCGGCAGGCAGGACATTTCGAGAACGTTCCAACTGCTACGAATACACATTGAAGATTGAAGTTACATCATCTGTCCGTAAGACGGTTAGCCGCCTTATAGAACTGTTTGGCGGAATCCCGTGTAAACAGTGGATTGACAATACCCTTTATTGGAAATGGGTATGTCAAGTAAGGAAGGATCAGCGCGTCGTTCTTGAGGGGATTATCCCATTTCTGCTGGTGAAAAAGCAGCAGGCCCGACTGGCTCTAAAATTTGTGGACCTCGGGCACGCGGAAAATCCTGCTGAACGGCGAAGTCTAGTCGCAGCAATTCAGAACCTCAACCAGTCACCGATAACCGAGGAACCGAATAGCAAAGGCAAACTGGCTTTTGCGTATGTGGCTGGCTTAATGGACGCTGAAGGAACTCTTTCAATTACCAAAAGTAGTGCTAGTACGGCGCAGATTATCACAATTGCCAACGATAATCCTAACCTGTTGGGCTGCATCGAACGTATGGTGGGCGGTACCAAACTTTTAAGCACCCCGCCCAATCACTATGCCTGGAACTTTTTTGGTACTTGGAAGGATAAAGAAAAGTTTCTTTTAGCCATTCTTCCTTATCTTGTTACAAAGAGAGAACAGGGCATCCTGCTATTAGAATACGTGCGGTTGGCAAAGAGGAAAATGCCTGAGTACCGTAAAATTTTAATGCAGAAAATTCAAGCCCTCAACCACCCAGTTCTCGAATGTCGCACCTCAGAGACTCAAGTGCCAAACACTTCTTCAGAAGTGAAGACAGAGCCCGAACTCATGGGTAACCATGAGAGCGTACTTGTGAGGACACAAGCCACCTAAACACATCTGGGATGTTGCGATTGACGACCCGTCGCTGCTCCAGAACCTGTCAACTGAACTGAACTACCGTCTTGCTCTAACGCTGAACACCCTGGTTCGCATCACTGCGGACTCGGCAACCGGCGTGGACAGCTCGGTCAACATCGACGTCACTGCTGGCTCGACTGGCTGGGAAGAGACCACATCCGGGTACCTGACGGCTGCGGTTGTTCGTGCGGCCATTCAGTCACTCAAGGGCGTCAATGCGCGTCCTCTTACCAAGGACGGCTACTGGGGTGGTGAACTGAATAACGCCTCCCTAGCAAAATAAAATCTAGCTCAATCTGTCAAAGGCTTACTGAGCAGAGACAGAGGCAAGGGACAAAATGAAAAACTTACCTTGGTCGGCACTGGCCATGTGTTTTGACTGTGAGGGAACAATCTCACTAGGTAAACACAATAAGACAGAAGAAGGAGAGCCTACAAGCGTTCAGTTAGACCTTACGATCGTCAATACCGACGAACGATTGATGGTTTGGCTAATGCGGCATTTTGGTGGCAGGTATTATTTACGACCTGCTTATAGTCCAAAGCACAAGGCTTGCTTTCGATGGCGTGTAACAGGCAAAGCCAACAAAGAAAAAGTTCTTTTGGGGATTTTGCCTTACCTAATTATTAAGCGTGAACAGGCTGTACTTGCTCTTGAGTTTGTTCGAATGCCTGTTCATCATCGTGATTGGGAAGAGCGCCAGCGTCTTATGGTTGCTTGCCAAAAGTTAAACGCAAAGGGTCCCGCTCAAACGACTAATACGCTAGACGTTCCAGAAAACGGAATGAAGATAGAGTCTGAACTTGCACAGTGATGTGCAGAGTGCCCCTGAAGTGATTCAGGGTGGGGATAAAATCCCTGGCGCAGTTGCGCCGCCGAAACAAACTTGGTTATTCACCCGTTTGTCGTTGAAGACGTTCTCAACGATACCGCCGCCAACGGCCTGACCGACATCTTGAAGCGCAATGAGTCAACCGTAAAAAAGCTCATTGAACCCCTGACGGACGAGGAAGTTATCGAGTTCGCCGGTGCCCGCTTCAAGCAGACCACAACCTGCCCGACAGCGACCGTGGACACTTCGTTCACCAAGTACAACACGTACCTGTTCGGTGAAGATGCCCTCTTCTCCATCTTCTTGGGCAAGAACCCCGAGAACGGCGAGAAGAACTACCGACTCCTGATTCAAGAGGCTCCGGCACAGGGTTCCGTGTCTGATCCTGCGCGTCAGATCGGTGGGTGGGTCAGCTACAACGTCAAAGCCACCTGGAGTTTGCGTCCTGGGGCTACAATGACCCTTCGCCGGATTCAGTCCGCTACTGGGTCCAGCTAAACCTACGGTTGGGCGGTGCACCGGGCATCGCCCCCGTACCTCGCCATCCAGCGATGGGTTGCGAGGTATGGGATACCGTCCGATGTTGCTGCCAAACCGGATTGGCGCGGCAGCCGCCGCAATAGGACGGTAGCCTGTAACAGGTGGCCGAAGTTGTGTGGCAGCACGACAGAGGCCCCACCCCCTCGGTTCACCCCCTGCCAGGGAACTGCGCTGAGGGTTATCACTTATGGGGCGGCTCGCCCCCGCCCCTTTTTACTACTGGAGCCCGTATGACCTGGATGCGTACATGCTACCGCTGCGGGCGTCTTCTGAAGAAACCACATTTGTGGTTGAATTTGACCTGTCCGGTTTGTGGGTGGGTTTGGGGTAAGGAGTAGATCATGCCATTAGCACCTTTTCGACGCAAGGAAAGTCCGGCAGGTGAGGCTCTTATGGCCTTGGGGAGTTCCATGGGTGGGGGGCTTTTGGGTGGAGTTCTCGGCGCTATTGGTGCGTACAAAGAAGCCAAAGCCGAAAATGAGCCTCTTCCCAAGATGCACGAGGGGGGTGTTATTCCCAAAACAGGAAAGTACAGCCTGCTTAAGGGTGAAAAAATTATCCCAGCCAAGTCTGCAGAACCCTTGGCCCACAAGCACATCAACCCCTTTGAACAGTTCACAACCGAGGAGCGCCACGCGCTCTCGCGTGGTGAGCATGCGCCCGGCATGATAGACCCCTTCACGCAGCGCAGCGATGAGGAACAGCAGCACTACTGCCCGCTGAAGGATGTTGAATAATTTTACACAGTTCTCTGAGAGGTTAAGAGAATGTTAACGCCACAACAGATTAGAGAGGCAGGCGGCGACCCAGTTCCCGCTACAGTCTTGGACCAAACGAATACCAGTGTGGTTTGGAAGCAGTGTGTGACCTGCAGGAACGTCAAAGACCCCAAGCATTTCAAGGCCGACACATCTTATAAGGATGGGCGGACTCCCCAGTGCAACACCTGTGCCGCCGTGCCCCGGCTATCACTAGAGGAGCACACCGACCGACTGTGGGAGATGAACTACTACGCCGACGCCACCAAGGCGCAGCGCTGGCCCCACCTTTTGGACTATGCTAACGAGGCAGCCAGACTTTCCGGAAAGTGGAAACACTGGACCACCTTTGTACGGGAGCTGCGCCAGGTTCTGCCCACCAAGCTGTTCATCCGTGAAGGTGGGCTGGTGAACCACCTGGCAGTCTATCAAATTTATGAACAGCCGCGGCCTGAGCTGGAAGGACGTACGTTCCGGTACCTATGGGGGATCAGACAGACCTGGCTGCCGGAGTATTCGACCTATAAGTTCACTGATCGGGACATCCCGGTCAAGGAAATCCATCGCGGGTGGCGCACCCCATTGATGCGCCTGATCCTGGATGGGTTGCTTAGCGAGGAGAGATGCAACAAGCTTTTCGGAGAAGCAAGAGGTGCGGCTTCGACTGTTTACCGCCGCACCTTGTACGGGTGGCGTAATCGACACACCACCGCAAACTCAACCGTTTTGCCCGGATTGGCAAAAGGAGAAGAATAACATGGCAAAAAACCCTTTGATTGATGTTCCCGAAGCGGAAACCGCACAGCCAACTGCCGTGCCTACCCAGGCCGACTCTGTTTCGTTTTCACGCGCGGACCTGCAGTCCCTCATTGCCGGTGTCGTAGAAGCCGCCAAGGCCGCTTCTTCAAACGATACTGCCGCTTTAGTCAACGCCATTTTGGAATCGCGCAAGCCCTACGTCGACCCGGCGCAGAAGCAAACCCTCAAGGCTATCCGCACGCAGATGCGAGATCAGCGGATAAAGATCATGGAGAACATGAAGCTGGAGCAGGCCAGTTGCCCCCATCTTCAGGGCTCCAACCCCTTGAGCGATTTTCCCAGCCCCCATGGGCTTACTTCCATCGTCCAACACATCCTTGACACTGGTGAAATGATCGGCGTGTGTACGAACTGCGGGCGCATCTTCCGGTCCTGCGATCCGGACTACCGGCAGTGGATGGCAAAGAAGAGCGGTAACCGCATGAGCGCCGCAGGTCGCCGGTTCTTTGCCGATCCGGTTGCAGCCATCAAGGCTGGCCAAAGCTAGGGACTTGTTCAACAAACCCTAGGTTTCGTAACATAGCTGTTCGCGCAGCTCGGGATTGGGCTGGGGACAGAGCGGGTTACCCGTTCTCTCTTCAGCCCTTTTGTTTTTAGGAGACCCAAATGGCAAACACGCTTCAGCGGACCATTGATTTTTGCCGCACCTTCACCCAGGTCCGGCCCTATACCGGGATCGGTAACTTTGCCGCTGACCCGTTGGAGCCCGCCCTCAGCATCGGTGACTGGGTTTTGCAATTCATGCTGTCCCCTCCTTTTGCCTGGCGCTGGAATCGCAACAAAACTCTGTTCGTAATCGAGCCGACTATCATGACCACGAAGGTGACAAGTGTCGGTACGGCTACGATCACCTTGGTGTCCGGGCCGTACTTCATCACCGGTGTGGGCTGGAACGATCAAACCTGCTACATCAATGGACTTCCCTACATCATCGACCACGTGGTCAGTCCGGTATCTTTGGTGCTGACCACGCCAGTTACGGCAGGGGTAGGAGTATCCTTTGTGTGTGGCGGGCAGGACTACATCTTGGCGCTGTCCGATTTCGGATGGCCGGAAAAGGCCTCCATTACAGACGGCGTAACCTTCAGTGAAGAGCTGGTCATTCTTCCCGACCTGGCCCTGGACATCCAAAGCGGAAAGCCGCACTGCATCTCTCCGGTCAATGACGATGGGGAGGGGAACATCACATTCCGTTTCATGCCCGCCCCCTCTGCAACGTTGACGGTCCACCTTGATTATCAAAAGTCCGCTCCACCCTTTACCGCCATGGACGATACGTGGGAGCCCGTTCCTGACTACCTGTCCTATCTATACAATCAAGGCTGCCTGTACAAGTGTTTCGAAATGGCCGTGGACGAGCGTATGACCGAGGCCTTCCAGATTTTCATGCGCAATTTGATTGCGGCCAACAACGGCTTGACCGACTCGCAAGTCAACCTCTTCATGGCTGACCGAATCGCCACACAGCGCGAAGTTCAGCAGAAGCTAGGTTCACGAACTCCTCCACCCCAACAGTAAGGAATCCACATGGCCTCTACAATCAAGATTCAAGATGTGGTCAAGTATGCCCGTTCCTTCCCGGAACTGACACCGGTTTTCAGCGACGTGTCCGGTTGGACCCAGGAGCCTGGCTTGACCATTGCGACCGATGTCTTGCAACGGTTCCTTGCCGAGGGCATGAACTGGAAGTTCAATCGCTCGCTGGTCAACCCGGTCATCACTGTTCCCCTGCAGCAGGACTACATCGGAGTAACCAAGTATCCCACCACCTCCGCGGTTACCGACCTGTCATGGCTGGAACACGGGCAGTGGGTCGATATCAACAACACCTCGGTTCCAAAGCCCATGCGCGATCTGGAAGTGGAGCGCGACATTCCTCCCACCAGCTATCAGGGGCTGCCGTTCAAGGTTGCCTGGATTCCCGTTCCAACGGCACAGATGGGGACGTGGACTCCCAACACATCGTACTGCACGGGATTCGGAAACACCAGCGGAGTTATTGCTCCTGCCGGGGCCACCCAGGCCTCGCTGATCCAGCAGTTCATTGACAAGAACGGGAACTACCTCTACGTCTCGGGCAATGGGACAACTGGCTCCGTCAGTGGCTCGACCCAGCCTTACGCCGCGGCTGGCGCGGCCCCGGGTACGACGGTAACGGATGGCAACAGTACGCCACAGCTCGTGTGGACCGTCGCGGACCCATTGGGCATGGCTTTGCGCCTGTGGCCGCTTCCTCCGGTTTCCGGAATCGTGTGGTGCATCAATACCGCATATCAGAAGAAGCCGCCCATCCTCACATCGCTGCTGCAAACCTTCGATCCCATTCCGGACGAGTACCAGCACCTGATCCGGCAGGGGTTCATTGCGAAATGCAAAGAGCACGCCAGCCCAGGAAGCAAGGCAGCAATATCGGCGCTGCAGGCTTGGGTGGACGCGCTGACGGCAACTCTGAAATCGGGGGACCGTGAGCAGGAGAACTACATTATCTATCCTAGCGATGGCTTGATGAGTGGGGGGGTCTACTCGGTTCCCATCGGGCCTTCTTGGCCCTACCGATATTAGTTTAGAATCAATAACTTAGCACCATGAGAGATTAGCATAGGCTACATGGAGGGCTACATGAATAGGTATATGGAAGCGGCGCGTCAAACAATGTTGGAAAATCGTGACCGAGAACAGTCAGAACAGATTCTTACCTGTAAGAAACGGTGCTCCAGGTGCAAACAGAGTAAAGTCTTAAACATGTTCGGTAAGCATCATCGCAGTTGGGACGGCTTGGACAATTACTGTAAGTTGTGCAGCCGTCAACATCAAGTGGAATTAAGAAAGAAGAACCCCAACCTGATGCGTTCTTCCGACCTCAAAAAGAAGTACGGCATCACCCTGCAGGACAAACTCGATATGCTGGCCAAGCAGGGTAATCGCTGTGCGGTTTGCGGCGGCACTGAGCACCATGGGAAGTATCCAGATATCACCGGCTGGCATGTTGACCACGACCACGCCACAAAGAAAGTTCGTGGTCTTCTCTGTAAACCCTGTAACCTAACTTTGGGAAACTGCCTGGAGGATGTTGCCAGGTTGAAAGCGCTGATTGAATATTTAGAACGAGGGTAGCTATATCCCAGACCTTGGCATCCTTCAAACTATGGGCATCCAATCGACTAAGCCTAGCCGGTTCATGCCCCTCTCTACCCAAAAGTTTTTCACGGGCCTGTGGACCCAGCGCTCTCCATTTACCGGGCCCGACAACAGGTATAACACCCGCTTCCTAGGTGGCCGTCCCGACATTCTCATCGACGGCCTGAACGTTGAGCTGACCAATTACAATACCTACATCCGGCGCCCCGGCTGCCTGCCTTTCTGTGCGGGTACTGCCACTCCTCCCATCCTTGGGTTCTATTCCTTCCACCAGCTTTCCTCCGCGCTCAACCCTATCACCGTGATGGTCGATACCGCGACCGGGGTTTACACCGCCGATCCGACCAACGGATTTGTTTCGCTGGTAACGAAAGGTACCGGTGCAGGTCAGACTTCGTTCCTTGGCATCGGCAACACGCTGTACATGGGTGATGGCGCCGACCTGCTGGCCTGGCAGCCCGGATTGCCCGAACCAAATGGTCCCCTGCGCCAGTGGGGAATCGAGACACCTGTGTTCACCGCGGCCGGTGAGGTGGGCCCGAATACGTGTACAAACGGCGCCGACGTAGTTGTGACCGGCGCGACGGCATGGACCGACCCGGAATACATTACAGGAACGAACCCTGGAACCGATTATGCCACGGTGACGTTAACCTCGACCGGAAGTGCGAATCAAACCGGCCCTACAAACACAGCCACACCTGCCGTGAGCCAAAACGGGGCTCCTGCATGGACCAACCCCGGCAACATCGTCGCCTCCGGTGCACACACGGATGCCACGGTGAATTTAACGACCGTGCCTTCCGCCATCCTGTATGCCACCAGTCTGGGGTTCAACATCCCGCTGACGGCTACGATCGTAGGAATCGTGGTTACTGTTGCCTGCCACCAGATGTCCGGGACCCAGGCCACCTACGGCAGCTACGGGTTGCTGGGGGTTTATGGCACAGCCATCAAAACGGACGCATATGGAAATCCCTGGCCGGTGCAGGGCAGCCCCGCTACGCGGACGTATGGAACCCCCACCGATCTGTGGAGTGGCACGACTGCGATCCTTACTCCGGCAGCCATCAATAGCTCAGCCTTCGGGGTAAGCCTCCAGGCCATTCCGACACAAACGTTGGGCCATACCGCGTATTCGGGAATCAACACGGTTAGCGTTACTGTTTATTACACACAACCCACTGCCACACAAACGGACCTTCTTGAGGCGACCGTATTGGGCTTCTCCCCGACTACCGGAGAAACTTGCCAAGGGGTCGAGGTAACCATCCATGGTTATCAGGATGCGGCCAACCCCACTACGAGCTATTTGAGGGCTCAGCTTCTGAAAAACGGTACGCCCGTGGGACAGCAAACACCGCCGTTCCAATTGCCCGCAACAACTGAGGGAACGGTCACCCTGGGAGGCCTCAATACTTCCATCTGGGGTATAGGATACAGCGCCGTTGACATTGCTTCCTCGGACTTCGGTGTGGCCATCCAAGGCTTCCTGCCAAATGGTGGAACTGCAATCTGGAACATTGACGAGGTCCAAATGGCG